TTCAATGGGTGCTATACAAGTTGTTAATAATGCAACAGATACAATCAGTCAGGCTACTAAAGTTAATAACATTCAATCTGAAGCTACATTTGGCTAAAATTATTATATTTAGAATATGTGGTTAACTAACTTATTTGGAAGAGCAAAGAATATAAGTAGTGAATTAGCAAGTTATCAAAAGAAATTAAAAAGGCTTAACACTTGTGACGGTTGCAATGATAAAAGAGATAACTTTAAGTTTTTATGGTTTGAAAAAGAAGGTATATCACAATGCAGTATCTGTAAATGTGCTTTAATTGACAAAACAATATGGGAGGATGAACAATGCCCTAAAGGAAAATGGTAGATTTTGATGTAAATAAAAACTTAGAAAACTTAGACCAGCAAGAAAGGCTAAGTATAAAAGAAGCTATTATTAAAACTCATGGCAAAATGTTTCCATGTTCTAAAAGCTTAGAATATTTATCAGACCTATTTAAAGAGAATGTTGAACCAAACTTTAAGATTTCATGTGGACGGTGCAAAAGGAGAATAATAAACTTTTGGAAGCAGAGGCTAGAGAACTGGCAAATGTATTAAATGATACTTTGTTTAGTGTAGTTAATAAGGCTGATGATATAAAACATGCTACTGAGTTATTATTAAGCACAGGTTTAATTAATCAAAAAGCTGTTAGGAATATGGCAGTGATAAATGATTATCATATTATGCGAAAGAATCCTTTAATGATGATGAAGGATATCTATTACAATCTATCTGTTAAGTATGATATTTCTGTTAATCTGGTTATAAAGATAGTACTACAAAAATAATTTTAAAAAAATATCAATTTATTTCTATTGTATTAGAAAATTATTATATATTTGTAGTATAACAAACAAACAAAACACAAATAAGATGTCGCAGGAGTTAAATTTAACAACAATACAAGCAATTAAGGATTTACAAAAAGATTTACAAATGCTTTTACAATCTGGTTCTAATATAGAGGTTGTTTGGAAGTTAGAGTCATTACAAAATGATAAAGCTTTTTTAAAGAGTGCTAACTTGATAAGAAAATCACTATAATTATGAAAGTTATTATAACATATACGGTTGAAGTTGAACAGACACAAAACAATGTATTAGGTTATGAGGAGGTAACAAGTCAGTTTGATGTTGCTGAAAAAATTAACAATGCTTACTTATTAACAAATGGTTGGTTTGTAGATTACAAGTATTCAGTGAATAGTGAATGGGAGATTTATAAAGGAGAAAATTATATTTCTTTATGTTCAAAACCTATTGAGGTTAAATAAATTTTATATATTAGCAATACACTACTTTGTAGTTAGAATTTTGTGATTATTCAAGAGAGGGTTTTAGGGGAGCCCTCTTTTTTTATGTAAAAAAATTATATATCAATTTTAAAACAATTGTCTATTGTTGTTTTATGAATTGGTATAATATAAGTAATTCAATAAATAATAAGTTATCTATTTCGATAGATGAGGAAATAGGCTCTTTTGGTATTGATGCTAAAAGCTTCATTGATGAGGTTAAGGCTTCAGGTTCTAAAGATATAGAGCTTACTGTAAATAGTGGTGGCGGTTCAGTTTTTGATGCTCTTGCTATTTATGATTTCTTAAAAAACTCTTCTTATAATGTATCTGTAAAAATTGAAGGTTTAGCTGCTAGTGCTGCTACAATTATTGCTCTATCTGGTAGTGAATTACCTGTTATGAGTGAAAACAGTTTCTTTATGATTCATAACGCATGGATGCCTGTTGTTAGTATGGCTGGTATGAATAGCGATGAGATTAGAGATTACCAAGAGGAGTTAGAAAAGCAGGCTCAATTGATGGATAAAATTAACTTGAAACTTGCTAAAATATACGCTAATGCAACAGGTTTAGGATTGGAAACAATTCAGGACATGATGAAAGCGGAAACATGGCTAACAGCTGAAGAAGCTAAAGAGTATAATTTTATAGGTAGTATAGAAGTTGCAATGGCAATAGCTGCTTATGCATCTCCTAAAGAGTTAGCCAAAAAAGGGTACAAAGTACCTTCCAATTATGTAAATCAATTAAATAACGTGAATATGTCTGAGAAAGAGGGTCTATTAGACCAACTAAAGGCTTATGTTTCTGAATTATTAGCTCCTAAAGCTGAAGCGGTTGAAGAAACAACAGAAGAAACTGAAGAGGTTGAAGCTGTTGAAGAAACTACTGAAGAGGTTGAAGAAGAAGTTAATGAAGAAGTAACTGAAGAGCCACAGGATGCAGTTGATGTTGAGTCTATCAAAGCAGAGCTTATGGATTCAATTAAAGCTGAGTTAACCGCTAAAGATAGTGAGTTAGCAGAATTAAAGAAAGAATTGGATAAAGCCAAAGCATCCAGAAAGCCTTTAGAAGCTAAAGAGGATGTAGTTAATCCTGAAGCTAATGTTAAAGAGGTGGATGAATTAGGTGCTGCAATCCTTAATATTTTAAAATCGTCTTATAAATAAATTTTTAAAAAATGGCAAATTTTATTACACAATCAATTTCTAGTACTTATTCAGGACAGGAATTTACAGAAATCCTTTTCGCACCTCAAGAGGGTAGCTCGGATTTAGCTGGTATTAGAGTAATACCAAACATCAAAGTTAAGGCTAATATGTACCTTAACTCATCTCTAACGAAAATCGTTAGAAAGTATACAACTTGTGGTTTTTCTGCAACAGGTGGAGTTACTAATGTATCAGATAGAACTTTAGAAGTATCTAAATTAAAAGTTAACCTTGAAGAATGTGGTGATGCTTTTTATGGTACTATTTTTGAAGAGTTTTACGGTTCAGGAACTGCAATTGATGACCTAACAGATACAGTAGTTGGAGAAGTTGCACGTAAAAGAGTTGCTGAAGCTATTGCTGATGATAACGGACGTATGGCTTGGTTCTCTGCTACTACTGCTGCAAATGCTGATTATAACCAGTTTGATGGTTTTGTTCAGTTATTTGTAGATAACTCAGCTTCTTTAGGTAAGTATGTTGAAATGACTGATATTTCAAATGTTGAAGATACTAACGGTGATTTAGTTGCTGATGGTGCTTATACTTTGTTAAAGTCTGCATACGAAAACCAAACTAAGGTTTTAAGACAAATGCCTAATGCTTCTAAGTCTTTTAGAGTTACTGCTACAATCGTAGATAACTTAATGACTACTTATGAGCAACTAGGAACAGGAAACGCTTTAGGGCTTCAGTTGTTAAAAGATGGTCAATCACTTTCTTTCAGAGGTATTCCAGTTATAGAAATTACTGGATGGGATACTCAGTTAGCTGATGCTACAAATCCTAATGCTAACATTGGAAAGAACATGGTAGTTTACACAGTAAACGATAACCTAGTAATAGGTACTGATGTTGCTGATGCTGGTTCTCAATTGAAGTTTAGAAGTAATGATGATGACGATGAGTTGTTAAAGATTATTGCTAAATATAAAATGGGAGCTCAGTTTGTATTTGGTGAGTTGATTTCTTTCTACTTTTAATATTAAAGCCCCTCTTTATGGGGGGCATTTTTTTAACTAATAAATTTTATAGAGATGTCAGAAATTTCAACAGATATTTTAATTAATTGTAACGATGAAAACCGTAGAGGGGGTATTAAAAGAGTATTCGTTATAAATAAAGATGATGTAACAACTTTCACAGCTTCTACTGATAATCATTCTTATACAGCAGTTACTTTAAGTACTACTGATGATAAGTTTTATGAGATTGAAGGAGAATTAGAAACTAAGTTATATAGCTCTGAAGGTTCTCGTGAGAATGGTTCTATTTCTTATGAAACTTCTTTAGAGGTGTTTTCTCCAAAAATGGAGAAAGTAAAAGCCAAAGGGATTAACAGTTATGTTGAGTCATGTGGTTTAGTTGTAATATTTGAAACTTACAACAAAGAAACTAATGATAATAAAGCTTTTGTACTAGGTTATGATGAAATCATGGGTAAAGATGCATCAGTTGATGCTATTGCTAATGAAGTTTTAGAAGCTGAGTTACAAGGTCAAAACGGATATACAGTTACTTTTGCTGGAAAGCAAGCTCAATTAGTAAGAGAGTTTGTAGGTAGTATTACTACTAATAGCTCAGGGACAGTAACATTCGGTTCATAATATTGTTTATGGTGGATAGTTGCTCTTGCAACATTGGGAGAGTTTAATGGCTCTCCCTTTTTTTATTAATAGTGAATATCAATAATTTTATTATATTTATAATATGAGCAAATTTATTATAGAGCCTAGTTTTATAGGTAAAAAGATAATGGGTTCAGTAGGTATTATTAATCTTACTGAAAAAACAAGCCAAAAAGACTTAAAAAAACTTTACAATGCTGGATTTAAAAACATTGTAAAAATTGAAAAGGTAAAAGATGAGCCAAAAGAAGATAAGTAGTATAAAGGCTAGTACCGTAAAGACTGACCCAATTACTACTCCAATAGTTAAGAAGGAGAAAAGACCTAACATAGATATTGAGCAGAAATGGATACCATTTTTTCAAGATTCAGATAACATCTATGTAAATGATTTAGCAAAAAGGGCAAGAAGGTCTAGTACTCATAGCAGTATTATAAATCAAAAGATAACATTTATAAAAGGTAAGGGGTTCACTTTTAAAGTTGATGGTGAGAATGTTGGTTATGATGAGTTACCTGATGATTTTAAAGAATGGTGTAAAGAGGTTAACCCTGAAGGAGATTCGCTATATGATGTATTTAGCGATATTGTACAAAGTTATGTTATTACTGGTAATGCTTACCCTCATATTAAAAAAAGCGGTGATTATACGGCTTTATATTCTGAGGATGCTACAACGGTAAGAAAAGGTAAAAAAGGTGAGATTGCTTACTTATCAAACTTTTGGAGAGATATAGAATTAAGTAATACACCATCTGCTCAATATCCTGTTAATGAATTAGAATTTATAAACGGCTTAAATCAAAAAGAGTTTTTAATTCATATCATGCGTAAATATCCAGAGTTTAACTTTTATGGATTACCTGATTATGTAGGTGCTTTAGATTGGATTGATATTGAGTACCGAATGAGTAAGTACAATATTGATAAGTTTGATAATGGTTTTTTTCCTAGTGTATTAATTCAGATGTTTGGTGAAGTTCCTGATGGAATGAACGCACAGCAATATGTTGAAAAGATTAAAGAGAAGTTTACAGGTGAAGCCAATAATGATAAATTTTTAGTAGAGCTTTTAGATTCTCCTGAACAGGCTGCAAGTATTAAAGAGTTTGAAAGGGAGAGGGATGGTGAATTTATGGAACTATCTCAACTAACTACTAAAGCAATTATAACAGCTCATAGAATTACACCAAGTTTAGCAGGCATTGAAACAGGTGGTAAATTAGGAAGTAACCAACAGATAAAAGATGAGTATGACAAGTTTATGAACAGCGTAGTTATACCAGATTTTCAAGAGCCACTTTTAAAGGTGTTTAACAGAATTATCAAAAGAGATACTAAATATGGTAACATTGAAATAGGTATCTTAAATGTTAGTCCTGTTGGTGATAGTGCTAATGTTGATTTAAATGCTGTTATAACCATTAATGAAGCTCGTAAAATGCTAGGATTAGAAATGTTGGAAGATGGTAGAGGTGAGCAGTTTGTTAATGAGAATGCAGTACAGAATATAGAAGAGGATACTATCGATGAAGAAGTAGAGAATGAAATAAATAACACTTATAAAAATAGTATTTATTCTAAAACCTATGCAGATTATCCTGATAGTGCTGTTAAAAATGCTAAAAGAGGTATAAAGCTAAATGATGAGGTTAATAATAAATGTGCTACTAGCGTAGGTAAGCAAAGAGCTCAAGATATAGCCAATAGAAGGGGCTTAAGCTTTAGCACTATCAAAAGAACGTTTAGTTATTTATCAAGAGCAGAAGAGTACTACGACCCTAGCGATACTAAGGCTTGTGGTACTATCTCCTATTTATTATGGGGAGGTAAGTCAATGAAAAGCTGGGCAGAAAGTAAGATAAAAGAAATTGAAAACAGTTAATAAATATGGCGTATAATACTGAAATGATGACCTCAACAGAGGTGAGTAGTCAGGCTATAAATGATAATTATTTTGATACTGCTTACTTTGATAAGTATATTTTAACTTCTCAAAGAAAGTATATTAAGCCAGTATTAGGAGTAAAGTATTATGATGAGCTTTTAACACAAATAGCTGGAGCTAGTTTAACAGGTGATAACACTATTATAGTTAATCAGTTTATAAAGCCTATGTTAGCTCATTACATAGTCTATGAGGTGTATAGTAAGATTCATACACAGCTTACTAATCAAGGAGCTATGGAGAATAATACAGAGCAATCTAGTCAGGCTAGTAATTATGAATATTCACAATCTAGGGATTTTTATATTAATAAGGCTGATTTTTGGAAAAAGGACATGATAGAATATATCAAAGAAGCTAAAGATGATGATTCTACAAAGTTTCCTTTATTTGATGATTGTGATACACCTCCACAAGTAAATAAAAAAGGCATTATATTTTATTAAGATATGGCAATATTACATAAGAACATTACAGCTACTGCTGATATTCATAATCCTAAATGGTTTTCTGATGCTAACAATGGGGATTACGCTTTTAAAAATGAAAAAGGAGAGTTAGAGAGTACAGATGAATTATTACTTCCTAGTGCTTTAAATTTTGTTGATGGTAGTGTAGCTCCTCCAACTACTAACAGTGGTGATATTTATATATTATCTTCAGGTGGTAGTGTTAATGCTGGATGGGGTTCAGTTGCTTTACAGGATTGGGTAAGGTATGATGGTTCTGCATGGAATAGCATAACACCTCAAAAGAGTAGTTTGTGCTATGATAATACTGCTGATACTTTAATGGTTTATGATGGTTCAGCATGGGCAGGCATGGGTTCTAGTTTTGGTAAGTTTGCCATTTCTGATTCATCAGGAGGTTATACTTATTATGCTACAATTGAATTAGCTTTGGCTGCTGCTTCTAGTGGTGATGTTATAGAGCAGTTTACAAATGTATCAGTTACAGGTACAACTACAATTAATTTAGTTGATGGAGTTACTTGGAATATGAATGGGTATGAATATAAAAACACCGATGCAGGGCAAGTTAGGATGTTTACCTTACCATCTAGTGCGACAGTAAGAATATTTAACGGTAGAATAACGCGAACTGCTGGAGGTGCAGGAAATGGAAATACTCCTTTATATAACAATCAAGCCAGTTCAACACTAATAGCAACAGGAACAACTTTTGAAAGTACTAATGGGAGTAGTGTTTTTACATCATGTAAAATCATAGACGGCTT